CACGTCATCTACTAACTCGCCAGCGACAAAGACTTTATAGCCGCCAAGCAAGCCATTGTAGTTTTGGGTATCTGACCAGATAATCTTAGCTAAGCCCGATGTAGCGACCTTCTTACTGATTTCACCGATGGGAGGCGAGATTACAAAGTCATCTTCTGTAAGTTTGAGAGTGAGCGGATCTTGGGACTCATAGCCATTAGTGTTATAAGCATATAGCTCGATATTGTAATCACCAGGTTCCCTATCGAAGTATGGCGAGTGGTTGAGCAAAGTGGTATGCTGAGGAGTGCCATTGATATAGAGCTTATAGCCGGCATAGTTCTTCGGGTAGGATTGGGAATCTGTCCAAACTACCTGGAATTGCTTATCTGGTTGGAGGCGATAGGTGATCTCGCCTTGGGGGTTAGGTACAACGTTCTCATCGCCTATACTCGTCTCCACTCCGCCTTCACTGATGGAGCCAGCGAAGTCCACTGCCTTGATAACCACCTCATAGTATCCCGGCTCTAAGTCGATAGGGCTGCTGCTTCGAGTATCGGAAGGCACAAGCTCATGCAACTCGCCGTCTATTTCGATTCGATACTGTTCGATTCCGTATGTATAGCGAGTTGTATCCGACCAGGTAATCACTACGCCGCCTTGATTGAGAGTGGTGACGCGGGCAGTTCCGTTCGGATCGCGAGGTTGGGGCTTATCTGTCTCAGCAGCCACTGACTCTACCCAACTGGAGTAGCGTCCTAGTACGTCTCGGGCACGTACCCTAAAGAAATACCTGCCTTTTTCCAATCGGTCATATGTGACCGTAGTGCTATTGGTATCGGAGAGGCTTTGCCAGCTCCCTAGCTCATCCTTCTTAATCTGGACTTGGTAGGAGGTTGTGAAGGGACTAGCGCCACCTTCTAAGACAGGCTGCTCCCAGCTTCCACGCAAGTTGAACTTCCAGGAACCATTGACATAAACCGGATCAATGCTGATTTGAAGGTTCCAGGGTTTCGCTGGCACGCGAGGGAATTGCTGCCCCGCCGGCGGCAGTTCTACTGGATCACCGTAGTCTATGTAGTCATACTTGTCTTCTACATAGGAAGTGGCAGTGATCTCGAACGTCATATCGGACTGCTCAGATACCGTAAAAATGCGATATTTGAGCTTCTGGCGGTCATCTTCAGTAATGATCCATACGCCATTCGGGTAGTCAGTCCTATAGGGACTAGGAACAGTGACTGTATTTCCGTCCTGAGTCAGGATAGGCTTGCTTTCGTAGCCATTTTCATTAGCTATCTTCAGCTCTGGATTGTTACTGAGGTCGAGGTCGGGAGTTTTGTCTAGAGTGATTGCAGTCGAGTCGTAGTTAAGTACTCTGCCACCCCACTTCTTATTAGAAACTAGAGGATCCTGGATGTAGATGATCTCTCCCGGCTTGACGTTAGCGCCTTCCATGCCGGTTTTGAAAGTTACAGTGCTAGTCTCCCAGCGTTCCGTTGCTAGCTTCCATAACCCTAGGCGGCGGGCTTGTGCTCGACTAGTGCAACCGAAAGCTGTAATTTCAGTGGGGTTATAGCCATACCTAAGCAGCCCTTCCGAGTCTTCAACATACTCAGTAGATGCCTTATAGAAGTTGTCTGGATCATGGAAGGTGACGATGGCTACCGTATGCCGTGCAGTTCTACTGCTGCTGGAGTAGTTGAAAGGCGGGCTGCTGATCTCGCCATCATCGTCCACTTCCTGTACTACATTCGCTTCCGTGAATATCTTCACCGGGTTGCCTGGGCGATCCTGAGTGGTGAAGATAGTACCCTGAGACCAATAAATAGCGCCTCTAACGACGGAAGCGACAGTGTTGAGAACTTTGAAAGCGTCTTCACGGCTTTCGATAGAGCCGTTCAGAGTGAAGCGAGGCTCATGACCGCCGCGCCCATCAGGCACTTTCTCATCGCAGTACTGTCCTACTGCATATAAGCTCCATTTATCAATATTCTTAGTATCGATAAAGTTTCCTACACCGTAGCGGTCATCGGTCATGAGGTCATAAAACACCCAAGCCGGATTGTTGCAGAAGCCGTAGTTAAAGCTTCCGTCCCAATCACCTCTATATTCACGAGTGTTGGGATCGTAGTTGCTTGGGTAACGAATTCGCTTAAAACGCGCTTTATAAGTAACTTCTGGTAGGTTATTAAACTGCTCCGCCGAGATTCGTAGTGCTAATAGCGCGCTATTGGGATACCGGAACTTATTATCGACTATGGTGGTGAAAGACTGCCAAATAGTGCGGTTCTTAAGCTTGCTGGAGTCGGAATCGGGAGTTAAGCGAGTAAACTTGATATTCCAGGGAGCTTCACCGTGCAAATCGATGCGATAGGAGCGCTCATAGGGACTGGAGAACTTCTCAGAAACCGTATCTCGAACGCGCTCTTGATAGTTCCCGTCTTTGTCTCTGATTGAGATGGCGAAGGAAACGGAAGTGCCTTTAATGTCCCCATCGTCTTCAACCTTCTGGAGGGCAGGGAATACAACGCGGATCTGCACCGCGTCAGTATTGGCGTCGTTAACCTGTCGGACTATGTCGTTATTCGTCTTGCTGACCTCAACTCCAACTTCTTCTTCATCCTTGGCTGCTCCAAATCCAGGGATATGACCTTGATTCGGGGTTCCTCTCCGGAAGTGGGCTTTAACCCCCTCGAAGTTGGATGAGCCATCCTCATTCTTAATGGGCGTCTGGTCTAAGTAGACGTTCTTAAGCAGTTCCGTGTAGTTGTAGGGAGCATCAATGTCTCCTTCGCATAGCAGAAAGAGAGCATTGAGGTAAGAACGGGATTGGATAGTAGTAGGCTGCTCAGTGGTTTGTTCAGGGCTTCCACTGTTTCCTTTACCACCGCCGCCGCCACCGGCACTGGAACCGCCTCCACCGCCACCAGCTCCGACGATGCTTTGATGCTGAGTAATAAATTGCTCTTCTGGATTCATCCCATATACTCCTCAATATCGAAATTCTGCTCCGCTACTTCCGTCCATGGGCGCGCGGGTATTCTCCTCACCCCACCGTTCGGATATTGAATGGTAGCACCATTGTGGACAGCCGCTGCATAATCCGTATTCCAGGACAATTCGGCAGTTATCTCTCCGTCCTTCTCATCGAACTTTAAGCGTTGAGACTTACGTAGATACCCCGTGTCTACAATGTCTCTGACACCGCTAAATCCTTCCCATTGACGGTTCTCAGTGATTACTTTTGTGCATTCGTTAGAGAACTGGAAAGCAGCATCTTTAAAGTCTCGCTCCGCATCGGCAAGGACTTGTCTGAGTTTATTCTGATCAAGCATAAGTAATAATTATTATCTACCCTCTATGATATCAATTGCCTTTAACATCTCGGATAGACTCATCAAGCTTCCTAGCGCCTAGCAACATTAGCTCACCTACTGAAACGTAGTCATGTTCGGAAGTCTGCAACTCTAGCACCATACTGGAGAGACCTTGATCAAATTCGGCTATCCCGGAGAGGTCAATCTCATTGTAGGCTCCCGTCTCCAGCCTGATAACGTCGGAGTATATGGCAGTATCAAGGGTATTTCCCTCATAGATAGTGAAGCTGTCGGGGGTTTTGGGGTATCCATCCGTGCCTCCATAGAGTCGTAGCTTCTGGAGTATGTACTTAGGTTGGTTTTTACTGTCTGGCACTCGCTTGTAGAGCCAGAGAATAAGCCGCAGTATGGATCCATCCACTACGCAACCAAGCTTGGGATCCTGGTTGGTTAGATATTTAGGTTCTAAGTTGAGGTTTCCCCTATCTCTGTACGAATAGAGAGCGAACGGCTCTAACTCGTACGGCAAGGGTTCCTCTAGGACTCGCTTGTAAAGCTGCTCAGTCATGGTTAGTATTCGCTAGTATCTATGCTGCTGCTGATGACAATGGGGCTTTTGATGGCAAACTCACCGTACACTAATGGGACTGGTCGCCCTTCCTGAGTGACTTCCTGAGCATTCTGGAATAGAAAGCTCTCCTTTTTCTTCTGGTCGGAGTCGGGAGTTTCTGGACTGCTAGATAGGGCTTCGGAAATACCCTGCCCAATCAATGCGGCTCCCAACAGTCCTACAGTTGTGGAGTTAATGGTTAGCCCTAGGACACCGATGGAACCAGGGATGAAGAATGAGGATGCTAGCAGAGTCACTCCTAGCAAGCCCTTGCCTAGGGAGCCAGCGCCTTGGATCTGTGGACTGACGATTAGGGTATCGTGAGCAAACTCGCTATGTATGGTTGCCTCATCAAATACTCGATCTGGCGTCAGGACGTGATAAATCACTCCGTACTCGCTCGAATCCCGGATGTAATCAACCATCTCGGGACGATTGGTTGCTATGCCTCGGATTGCTTCGGCTGGCGAGTCAATATCTAGGCTCCACTCGCGTCCAAATTTCTGACCTAACTTTCCTAAGAGTTTGATTCGCTTATACATTAGATAAGGTATCCTATTAAATAGGTGCTATATCTATAATAAATGGTTATTTCATGACTGATATCGGGAAGCTTACATATTCGTTATCGCTCGACACGTCTCGCTTCACAAAGCAGCTTAAGAAATTCAATAGAATAGCTGGGAAGCGAGGTCGAAAAACCGGGAAGGAGTTAGGTGAAGAACTTACCAAGGGAGCTAGAAAGGAGCTTACCCATCTCGACACCGTCATAGGCGGCTTTTTCCAGAACATTGGAATGAGCATGCAGCAAGCCTTGGCTTCTGCTTTCAGCAGTGTAGGGAGCGCCATGGCTGGAACGGTAAGCGGTGCTTACGAACTGGAAAAATCGATGAAGACTATCCAGGGTAAGGCACAAGCGTCAAAAGAAGAGATAGACAGCCTTAAGAGCAGCATCATTAGTCTGAGTGGAAATAGTGCCAAGACTGCCCAAGAGATCGCTACAGCGGGCGAAAAAATGGCACAATTCGGCTTCTCTACGAAGGAAACCGAGGCGGTGATGAAAGGGATATCCCAAACTTCAACCGCCACTGGTGAGTCAATGGAGAAAGTGGCAAGGGCTTTAAATTCTGCTACTCAGGGCTTTGACGAATATAACAAGAGCCAAGAAGATGCTATAGAACTGGGCGACAGGTTCACTGCTATTGCTAACAATGCGAACGTCACCATTGAGAATCTTCGCATGGGTTTGTCGAAATACTCGGCGGTGGCTAACGACGCTAACCAGAGTTTTAAGGATACGGCTGCTGCATTCGCCGTACTAAGAGACAACGGCATCCAGGCGGAGCAAGCCGGTACAACTGTCAGGGTCGTACTCCAAAGACTACAGTCCCCCTCGAAAAAGGCAAGGGAAGCCCTTAATGAACTGAATGTAGAGCTGCGGAATTCAGAAGGGCAAATGAAGTCGCTGCCCAAGATGCTAGAAGAGTTTGATAAGGCTCTACAGGACGTAGGTAAGGAAAAAGCGGATCTCCTACTCAAGCAGATCTTCGGAAGCCAAGGGTTGACAGGTTTCAAAGCTCTCATGAGTGAAGCTGAGGGCAGATATAAGGAGCTGCGTAAGACTATCGAGAATAGCCAGAACGTAGCTGCTGAGACCGCAAACACGATGCGTACCGAGTGGGAGTCCTTCCAATCGACTGTAGACGCTCTCGGAAAGCGCATCGGAACCTCCGTGCTGCCTGCAATTAATTCAGTGTTGGGATTAATTAATGATATTTATGCCGGGATTAAGGAAATAGACATTACCTTTAAGCCCATCACTGAGGCAGCTAAAGAGTTAGGGATAGGGTTCCAAGTATCTGAAGAAGCGGCTAAAAACCTAGGGAAGTCTATTGGTCGAGACATTAACCGCGCCATTGAGTTTACAGCCAATATCATAAGCCGAGTTAATGAGTTCTGGAAAGAGAACCAATCAACTATCAAGGGCATTGGGAAGTTTATTAGTAATAACGTCCAAAATGCCGTTGAGAATGTAATGAACTTTGTCTCTAGACTTCAAGAATTCTGGAAGCAGAATAAAGAACAGCTTAAAGAGATCTGGAAACAAGTAGGTACTAAGATTAAGAATGCTGTCGTTTCAGTCGTAAATACGGTTACAGACTGGATTACCCGCATTAAGGAAGCTAGAAACAGTTTTGTTGAGCAAAAAGGGCTACTCAGCTCGATTTGGGATTTAATTAAAGCTGGTTATAATCTCTGGAATTCTGTATTAGATGTTGTTAAGTTTATTGGCACTTACTTAAAAGTCGTAATCGAAAACCTAGGGCGATTCATCAACTTTGTTGCCCAGATTGTCACCGGTACGAACAATGCTGCCGATGCTTGGGGTACAATTGGTGGTTGGCTTCAGAAGCTTATTGATTGGATTGCTGACTTTATCAATGACACAAGCGATCTAGTCAGTCTGGTCGCTAAGAACCTAACTAAAGCATGGAAAACTGCGGGAGACTGGATCGAGAAAGCTGCGGAATGGGTCGATGAGCAGCTTGACTTTAGTGATGACCTAATCGGTAAGGTTGGTGACGGCTTAGCTGGAGCCTGGGAATCGGTTACAGGTTGGGTTGATAACCTAATTGGTAAGCTCGGTGATATTTGGGATTGGGTTGGCAATTTAATCAGTAAGATTGGCGGCGGTCTCATAGACAGAATTAAGCAAGCTAAAAATGCATTAGGTGGTCTCACTGACTTTATTGGTGCTGGTCTCGGTGTAGGTGAGACTGCCCAAGGGCTTGACGGGGCTAACAAGCACCTCAAACCACTGCTAAGTATTGCTCAAAAGCATGGGGTTCAGGTAACCTCCGGATTGCGTCCGGGTTCTACTACTTCAACCGGAAACAAATCCATGCATGCTACAGGCAATGCTTTGGACTTCGCTGGCAGTCATGAGCAAATGAAGTCTTTTGCTCAGGAAGTTGCTAGGCGCTTCGGAGACCGCATCCATAGTCTTATCTACTCGGGAGCACCGGGAGCACAACGCGCTAGAGGGCAGCCTCATCAGTTCGGACAGCCCATTAAAGCAAATCACTGGGATCACGTCCATGTGGCTGCGAAGCGAGGGCAATTGCTGCCTATGGGTAATAGGCAAGGCAGTGGTTATGGCGTCGGCAGTGGTATTGGTACTGGTAAGCAAGCGGTTTCGGATCCTCGTAGTAACCAAGACTTCCAGAATACTTACAAAGCCGCTACTGGTAAGGAATACAGCGATCACGAAGAAAGCCCTGTTACCGAAGCCAAGCGCAAACTTAAAGAAGAGAGACAGAGTGACCTCCAAAATAAGGCAGATGATATCTCCCGCAGGACTGAAGAAATTGAATCCCGAATCGAAAGGGTTAACAAGCAGATCAATGACTTAAAGGCTGCTCGCTCCACTAAGAAGCAACGCGGTGGGGACTATCAAGATGATAAGGACTTCACTGCCCGCATCCAGGAACTGCAAGAGTATCGAGATGAGCAGAAGAAGCTGCTCGAGGTCGAAAGGAAGCTGGCTAACACCAAACTGGGTGATGCCATCAAGGGCGCTCTAGAAGATGGTACTCAATTCGTCCGGAGCTTCAGTGACCAGTTGAATCAGCTCAACCGCGACTTTTCCGATTTGAGCTTCTCTGAGAAGTATCAAAACAAGATCAAGGATATGCAGGATCGCTTCGATGAGCTTAAAGACAAGATCAGCGGGCTTATTGAAGAGCAGCGCAAGATCCTGGAAGTGGATCCCAGTAATCAGCAGGCAAAACGGAACCTTGAGAACCTCAAAGAGATGGGCAAGGTGCTGGAGAAGAAACAAGCCCAAGCTAAGGAGTTTATCCGGAATAACCATATTGCCGATGCCCTCGAGAAAGGCACTGAGCACGTCCAAACATTCAGCGACAAGATGAATGAGCTAAATCGAGAGTTCTCTGACCTCAGTGATCACGAGAAACTTCAGAACAAGCTCGCGGATATCGAGGATCGCTTCGATTCCATGAAGCAAACAATCGATGACCTTATCGAGGCTCAGCGTCAGGTTCTGGAAGTGGATCCCGGTAATGCGGAAGCACTACGGAACATCAGGATGCTTGGGCAGCAGAAGCAAGAGCTTAGTAAGAAGGAAGCTCAAGCTAAGCAGTATGCCCGAGAAAAGCACTTTGAAGATGCAACGGCAGGGAACGCTTCTGAGTACCGTCAGAACCGTCTCGATGCTTATTCCAGACAGCGTGACCTAAACAAGTCGTTGATGAATGCTCAAATGGCTGGCGTAGAGGGTGAGTACCGCCGCTCGCAAGCTAACTACGAGTTAGAAAGACGCAAACTGAGGATGGAGACTCAGTCACGCATCTCCGAAGCCAGAACCAATCCAAATCTAAGCGATAGCGAGCGCGAAAATATCATCAATCAGCTCGAGCGTCTAGAAGAGATCAAGCTGAAGAACCTACAAGAAGACGTCAAAACACTAGGTGAAGACTTGAACAATGCCTTTACTGGGGCTGTTCAAGAAGGCTTGAAAGGTCTAATTACGGGTACTAAAACCCTAGGTGAAGCCTTAACTGGTGTGCTCGATAAGTTAACCGAGTTTGCCCTCAATAAGGCATTTCAAGGTCTCTTTGGAGGCGGTCTCGGCACTGGTGGAGGCGGCGTATTAGGTGCTGCCATGGGTGTTGCTACTGGAGGGCTATTCGGAGGCGGCGGTAATCCGCTCAATGGAGGCAAGATTTACCCTGAGCTAGGGTTTGCTTCCGGAGGCTTAGTTCCCGATGTAAACTCTGGCAAGCGCAACCAGAAAGGCGACAGCGTCCCGGCAATGCTCACTCCCG